GTGGTATATTTATATTTATGGCATATTCAGGGATATATAAACCCAAGCATCCACAGAAGTATAAGGGTAACCCTACCCGTATCATTTATAGAAGTCTGTGGGAACGTAAGTTTATGTATTTCTGTGACATGAACACCTCCATAGTTGAGTGGGGTAGCGAGGAAGTAATCATTCCTTATCGTTGTCCAACAGACGGACGAGTCCACCGCTACTACCCTGACTTCTATATTAAAGTTGTGTCTAAGTCAGGTATGGTCAGTAAATATCTGATCGAAGTTAAACCCAAGAAGCAAACACAAGCACCGAATGATAAACCAAAACGTAAGACTGCCTCTTGGAAAAGAGAAGTTCTAACTTACGCTAAGAACCGCGCTAAGTGGTCTGCAGCTGAGGACTTCTGTGAGGACAGGCAGATGAAATTTTTAATCCTCACCGAAGAACACTTAGGAGTCTAAAATGGCACAAGGTTTTAAAACTATACAGAAAAACAAAACCTACACCAAAGAGAATACTCTATTTGAAAAAATAAGTAACGCAACTAACGGAGAAAAGAAAACACTATCTTGGTATAGATCTGCAGTAAAGCAAGCAGCATCTACATACAAAAAAGACATGAGTAAGTTCGTTCGAGACGAACTAGGATATAACCAAGATGAGAATGAACTTCGTAGGTATCCTAAACAAGGACATCTAATGATGTTTGAATACAAAGCAAAGATGAAGTACTTACCATACTATGATAAGTTTCCACTTGTGTATGTACTAAAGGCATCACCAACAGAATTCTTTGGAGCTAATCTCCACTACATGAGTCCAAAGAAAAGAATTTCGGCAACCAAAAAACTAATGGGAGGAAGAATTGATATTCCTAAACTATGTTTCCATAAATACTTACAAAACCATGTTGATGGTTTACTTTTAGATATTGCTATTGATGAGTGGGATACTGCTATCCTTCTTCCTACTGAAGATTTTGTGAGAAACATAGGTTCTACTGCTTTCCCTTATGATAAAGAACTTGTTTGGGAAGAGACCAATGAATCATACTACGACAGAATAAAAGGTCGTAGAGTCGTACAGAACTACTAGGAAAATTAATGGCAGACGAAAAAATAGTTGTAAAAGGTGGTAGACGAGGGGAGGGAGCACCTAAAGACAGGTTATCTTACCCTAGGGGTGAAGTATTCGATCAACAAACAGACTATGTTATGTTTCAATTTTGGAGATATAAACCCCCCTTCGCTGCTAATGCAGCGGGAGGTGGACTCACTCAGGTCACAGATAAAGATGGAAAGAAAAAAGCACAAGCGGGAGCGGGTCAAACTGCTCTGAGTATCTACAACAATAGCAATCAAGACTTAGAGTCATCTGGTCTTCCTTCTGTTGTAATGTACATGCCGGAAGATATTGGTGCTGAGTATGGTGCTACTTGGGGTGGTAAAGGACTAACCAATAACCAAGCAGACATTTTGAAATTGTCTGGTTCAGTACTTAATGGCAGTGGACTTAGTGGTTTTGGGCAAGCGGCACAGGCATTAGGCAACTTCATGCAAAGAAGTTCAGCTTTAGTTGCTGATGGTATTGTTCAAGCAGTTAATGGAGCACCAGGATCAGGTGGTTCTAATGTCGGTATGAATGATGTTCTAGGTGGTGTTGGTGGTGTCATCCTAAACCCAAACACTGAGTTGATGTTTTCTGGTTTTGATCTTAGAGGTTTTGGATTGAGTTTCAAAATGACACCACGTAATAAATTAGAAGCAGAAGGAATTCGTGATATTATTACTACATTCAAACGTGCATCTCTTCCTGGTCTAGGTGCAGCTCCTGCGTTAGGTGGATTAATTGATGGAGATACTACTGCCGAGGAAAATGAAAACAGGAACTACATTGATATTCCTAACCTCTGTACTGTAAGGTTTATGCATGGTACACAGGATCATCCATATTTGACTAAGTACAAACCACTGGCAATTACATCTGTTAAAGTGAACTACACACCTGATGGTCAGTTTGCTACATATGATGATGGATCTCCTGTTGCTACTACTATGCAGTTAGCATTCACAGAGAACAAACTTGTATACAGCAACGAGATTACATACGGAGGAGCTTCTTACTAATGTATTTTAACTTACTACCAGACATTAAGTATGGTCAGAAACCTATCTCATATCCTTTTGGGGAGTCTGATTTCGTTGTTGCAAAAAATCTGTTTCGTAGGTTTAAACTTAGCGAAGATTTCAAGCAGTATGCTGTCTACTTTCAAAAGTATAGAATCGCAGACTTTGAACAACCATGGTTCATTGCAGAACAGGTTTATGGTAGTCCATATTATGACTGGGTTTTACTACTAACTAATAATATTGTTAACCCATTGTTCGATTGGCCAATGGAATCTAATACGTTGAGGAAATACATTGAAGGTAAGTATGAAGATCCTTACTCATCAATTAAATACTATAAGACTAATGAGATTAAAGATACTACTGGAATAGTAGTACAAAAAGCAGGCATGATTGTAGATGAAACATTCTATAACTCACCAGAATATATCGTAGATACTACATCAATTCTTCCACAACAGAACTTACCAAGGCAAGCAGAAGTAACTTTATATTCAGACTCGTATGCTATTACTGGTTTACAACTCTTCAGTAATGGATCAGGATATGAATCAGCACCAGAAGTTGTTATCTCTGGTACAGGAACTGGAGCAGTGGGAGAAACTACACTCGCTTCTACAGGATACATCAAAAGAATCAGAATTATCAGTAGTGGTTTTGGGTATTCCTACCCCCCAATTGTTACTCTTGGCGGTGGTCTAGCAGGTCAGTCTGCTACAGCAGAAATTACTAACGGAATGCTATCTAATATTGTTTTAGATGGTATCAAGTTTGATACTACGGATGCCAGTCAGATCTATGAATTTGGTGGTGGTACATCGATCGCTCCTAATGGATTAGGAACAGGATCTACTGGTGGTTTTGATATTGGCGGCACACATTTACGCTTCGGTGATTCTAGTGGCACACGTTTCGTGACACTGAATCCTGTTAATGCCACTGCTATTAATAAAGTTAGAGTCTATGCTGTGCGTGGTAATGGATCTAATGGTGGTGAGACTCCAGACGTTGTTGGTGTAGAAGATCTAAGAATTCAATACCAAGTTACGGATTCAGGTGTAGCACCAAACAATAACGAGTGGAATGATCTTGGTATTGTTATTGATGCAGTTACTAATGGAACTGGTACTGGTGTCCTTGATAACTATGACTTTGATCTTGGTGCAGAAGTACAACAACCTCATGTATACTTTAGACTATATCAGGAAGGAAATAGTGGAGCAGACTATGATCACTATGGTATCCTAAGTGTCAACTTCATCGGTGCTACTTCTACCAACATTGCTGACTCTACAATTACATTAACTACAAACCCACTGGAAACCAGTGTACCATCAGTTGCTGCCAGTGCAGAAGTTATTATCGGTAAACCTCTCACTGGTATTACATTGACAAATCCTGGTTCAAATTATGGTGACGGCACTACCACTACTATTCAATTAGTTGGTGGCAATCCTGACGTTGATGCAGTACCAGACTTCCTATTAGGAACAGAATTTAAAGCAAATGTCATCGATGGTGGTAGTGCTTATAATAATGCCAGTGTTTCTTTCATTGGTGGTGGCATTGGAAATGGTGGAGACCTTGCTGCTAATGTTAACATCAGCAATGGTAGAGTAGTGGGTCTAAATTTCACCAACTTTGGTACAGATTATACTGATGCTCCACAAGCATTGATCAGTGCTCCCGATGCTCCTGTAACGTTCTCTGTGGGTGATGGATACACTGATGGAGTAAATGCATGGAAGTGGGATGGTAGTCAATGGGAAAGGCAGGTAACATTCGGTCTTAGATACTATGACACAGGAACTATGCTTAACGTATCTGTTCCTGGTAATGTAGCATCATATCCTGTTAGTGTATTTGAATACGAAGACGAACTAAATGAAAAGTCTAGAGAAATCTTTTTACTAAGACCAAAGTACTTAGAAGAATTTGTAAGAGAATTCAGAAAGCAAAGTAAGTACACTCCATCGTCTGACTTTATCTCAGGTAGACTGAAGAAGACTGGAATCTGATCAACTTTTTTAGACAAAAAAATGGGGGAAAAAATTTCCCCCGTTCATCATTTTGAAAACCCCATTTTGTAGCAAGAAGGTATTGCTAGTTTTGGATTCTTTTTCAACACTCTGTAAGCATGACCATGAACGTCTGTTTCTAAAGTAAGGTGTGCTTTAGTATGAACTACCTGAATCACCAGTAACATACCAAACAACGAAAAGTTGACCATAGTTACTGGATGAGTCAGAACTTTACCAAGAGTTTTAATCACTTAGTCGTTAGCAAGACGAGCGAAGTAGGACAGAGCATCATCGTCATCATTAGAAGATGAAGTGATGTCTGGTGAGTTGAAGTCAGCAGTGCTAGAGGAGACAGGAGCAGGATCATACTCTTCACTCTCTACGCTAGGAGCAGATGGTGTAGAAGTACCGAGAACCATGCTCATGCGATTCTCCAATTCTGTATAGGATTTGAACTGATCAGCACTAGTGTGGGATTCCAGCGAGTATGCTTGCTGCCATAGTGATTCCATCTCTTCATCATCAGCACTTAATGCTGAAGGTGCTGCGAATTCAGAACTATCATAGTTCCAGTAACCACCTACAGTTTTGATCTTCAGTTTAAAGTTAGCACCTTCCCAGAAATCAAAGACGTTAACTGGTGTCTCGTCTTGGAACTCAGGTTGCATTGCAGCAATCACTTTGTCGTGGATCTTCTTACCATACTTGTAAAGGAAGACGCGACCTTCGTTATCAGGATTAGCAGTGTCCTTAACAACATAGATGTTGCTGTAGTAAGACAACTTGCGCTTGCGATTACGTGCGATCTCTTTATCAGATTCTACACCGCTGTTCCACAACTTGTTATTAGCAGCACAAATGGGACACTGGTCACCATTTGTAGTCAAGCAGTTGTCGATCAACCACCCACCAGGACCTTGAAAAGCGTGAGAGTATACTTTTGCCCATGGAAGTGACTCTCCATCAGGAGCAGGCAGGAAACGGATAACGGCATAACCATTGCCACTCTTGTCGAGTGCTGGTTTCCAGATACGCTCATCTGCGCCACCTTCTTTAGTGGACTTAGTAAGTTCTTTCTGAAGGAAGTCGAAGTTAGATTGGGACTTGCGCTTCAGATCTGCGAATGACATGTTAGATTTGTTAGATTTGGTTTACGTGTCGGGTCTTACGCTCAATA